TCGATCCTTCTCTAATTATCTACTATTTATAAGGTGAAACATAAGCGATACCTTCCATCACAGAGTTAGCAACAATTCCCAAACCAGAATGAGATGCAGCATTAATAGTATTGGTTCTATAAATTACTGTTGGACTAAGAATGTTTGTTGTATTCATTATGGCTGGTATTCTTACTTGTGAACCATATGTGGAATATGCATTGACTATGCTAATATTGGCATCATAATAGATGTTATATGTATTAGATCCATATGTGTTTCTAATCATATAAATGCCATTAGACAAATCAGTTGAACTTGTATAGAACTCAATACAAACGTTATCTGTTGAAGCAAACCCACTGTTTGTTTGTAATGCTGTAAATCTAATGTTTGAATAGTTGTTTGTTTGATACCAAACTCTAACATTACTATTTGCTGTGACTGGTCTTGAATAAGATATCGTAAATGTATCAGAGCCAGTCTTAACAGGGTAATATACACCATTTACTGTGTTACCCTGATCACCACCGGTGAACGCAATATATACTGCATTTGCGTTTGCAAGTGGGTGTGAGGGAATTACAATCTGTGAACCCTTTTTATATACACGAGATGTTGTTCCGCTGAATATGGTATTCTGACTGACAACGTTGAATGTATTACTATCTTTAACTGATGTTACAGTATAATATCCATTATGAGCGTTCTTTGTTGGTCCTGAATCACCATTCAAGAATAGTATATAAGTCTGATCATATGGGCTATAGCCATGATTGTTTGCTGTAACGACAATCTTTTTAGTTATGATGTTAGCAACGTTTGCAGCATCATTTGCGGTTGTCATGTTAGGATGTAGAACATTACAGGTGCTTAATCCTGTTCCTATAATCTGATAGAATGTGTTTGTGAGTGATATGTCAAGAGTCTTGAACTGGAAATATACATTGTCACCAACAGAAGGTAAACTGTGTGGTAGATTAACAACCACATCAGGATTCCATACACGAACTGTACCTGTGTTACTTCTAACAAGATTTTCTGTTAAGCTGTTATGAACTTTGAAATAGCCAACATTAGAATCAGTAACAACATAATTTGAGTTACCAAGATTTGCCCATGTATTACTACCAACGAACTGTAGGAATACGTAACTGTTTGGTATAAAGCCATGGCTCTCATAATGAATGATAATGTTATTAGATTGTGCAGAGTATGTTGCTAAATGATTTGATGTATTAACAGCATATGAGCCAATAACAAGTTCTGCATTAGCATAACCAACACTGATATCAGGTGCAGCTACACCACTTGTGTAGCCTTGAACTTGATACATTGTTCTGTGTGGTAGCTCTATAGTTTCTGTATTAGCATATGTAACGGTAACATTTGTATTAGTCTGTGTTTCAGCATCAAATGTTGTGATATATTGCCCATACATTCTCATGCCAGCAGGATGAATTAGATTTTTAATCGGATATCTATATTTGTTAATTGTCTCATCAACTCTAACAACATATGTAAAGTTTTGATAATAGTCTCTATCTTCTAAGAAGTTATAGCTAGACAATAGACCATCATCGGTAACATATCTGCCTGGGTATGAGTAAACACCAGTAACGACGAACAATCTAGCATTTGCTTTACCGTCACCCAATTTAGACAAGTCTAGATATGGTAATAGTGCAGGATCGTCTGAATAGCCAGAACCACCACTAATGATTGTTAGACCTTGAATAGCACCAATGTCTGATACTGACTGAACAATTTCTTCGTTATGACCAATGATTGCTGTAACTGCAATGTTAGCACCAGAACCTGTGCCTGATACAACATTAGCTGATGGTAGACTGAACCAATTATATCCTTGACCACCGATGAAATGACCTTTCATTTGCTCAAATTTCACGGTCTTAATCATACCGTTTGCTTCTACACTAGTAACATTAGCAATAGCACCTGAGCCAGCACTACCAGGAACATTTAAAAACTCAATTCTATCACCAGCAGTATATCCTAAACCACCATTTACGATCTGCATTTTACCGAGAATGCCCATCTTAGAGATGATTGAGTTTGCTGAAACATTCATGGTAATTGGTGGTACATAATTGCTACCACCAGATGTGATCTGCAATGAATACGCTGGCCCGCAATTAGCATAAACAAAGTATGACATTGAATTGCTAATCCAAGCATTTGCTGGATCTGAAATAGAAGATACTAGATTAGAATATTTTACGTTGTTTATTGCTGTATTAGCTTCAAGACTGATAGTTGACCATACAACGTTATATGAATTGGGGTGATAGAAACCACTGTTGTCAACAGTGTCAACAATACCGGTAGCACCTGAGCCAGAACCATAAATCAATAGAGCATCATTAGCTCTAAATCCTGCGCCTGTCTTAACAACACCGGCTGCTTGAATAGTTCCTTTTGATACTCTTGAAATGATAATTTGAGCACCAGAACCAGCACCACTAACTATAGGAACAGTTGTGCCTTCTGTATAACCTGTGCCTGCTTTAACAATCTGAACTGAGTTGATAATACCAGAAAATAGATTTGCTGTTAGATACTTGTCAACACCTTCTTCTGTATAAAACGTAGCAATTTTTTCATTGTTAAGAAATTCTTTATAGATGGTGGACAGTTTTAGTTCATAGATTACTGAGCCTTTGTCATAATATGAATCTACTTTTTCAACAATAGCTGTTGCGTTTGAAGTCAAACCTTTGATAGATGTATTACCAAAGTTGAAAACAGCAATAGAGTTTGATACGTTATTGACTTGAACGTTTGTAACTTTAAGTGACTTCTCAATGAACCACTTACCATCTGATGCTTTTAGAACGTCTGTTTGTGGATAATAGAACTCAGCCTGTTTATTGAACAAAGCCTGAATAAGAAATCTAACTGACTTCTCTGAGCCGGTTGATCGATAGAACTCTTTAGCATGTTTAACAATAAAAGCTCTATCAGCAATAACAGCATCAGGAATATATTTGATGTAGGTATCATACATCTTCTGTAGGAAACCGTGATAGTCACCTTCTTCTCTTATCTGATGTGCAGGACCTAGCTTATCATCAGTTTCAATATCATCTTTTATGATATCAATATCAAGATAGTAAGGAAAGTTTTTAGTAACGTATGATAGCTGACCATCTTGTTCTAAAAACTTATAATAGTATTCTAGAAAACTAACAAACGTTTCATGCTCATCTCTAACAAACTCAGGAAGCTGGCTGCTTACTAGTAATGATGTTTTATTGTTTGCTCTCATTATTTCTCTGCAACCATCTCTAGCTGAATACTCTGAATGTTATTATCATCTACTGTCAATATTCTGTTTCTCAATGGTGGGATGATTTCACCACCAGGAACAGCATTAATGGTTAGAATGTCTAGATCGTAGTAGTCATTACTAATAACAGCACTTGGCTTAATACTATTTAACACAACCTCACCACTATCATAATCAATAGTTCCTGCATCAGTATTAACAATGATCTTACTACCTAGATCATTATAGTAATATGTTCTTAGTGTTCCGTTTCTGGCTTGTAGAACTACTTTTGCAGTAGCTTCAACACCACCAGGACCATCGATAATAGCCAATGCTCGTGAATAGTTGATACCTTTATTTGTAACAGCAATAGAAACTATCTTGCCATTAACAACAGTGGCTTTTGCAGTTGCACCAGTACCATCACCAGTGATTGTAACATTTGCACTTGCATAATTTCTACCTGGATTGATTACTTCAATCATATCAACACCAGTAAATGAATCAGGAACTTCTTCATAGAATACGTTTCTTGATGTCAAGCTGGTATCAAGAACTGTAATCTGTGGATATGAGAAAAGTTTATTAGTGAATGTACCCTTCTCGATTGGTGTATTGAAATAGTAGTAATACTTCTTAGACTGGGTTCTATCAACTTTCTGACGGCTTTGTAGATAGATCGTGATATCTGTACCTGTGATAGAAGCGTCAGCAGTTTGAATATAATTCTGTAGTTTAGCTTTTTTGAATGTAGCTTTATATGTGTTTAGATCATCATTAGCATACTTATAAACAGCCTGCTTAATGATATCTAAAAGCTGGTTAGCAGTCTTAGTTGTCATCGATGGGTTATAATAGACCTTACCACGAACTGTGACAAATATATAATCAGGATCAACAATGACCGGTGTTACAGTAACAACGTTCTTGCTCTTGATTAGGTTGTTCTTAATGTTCTCTTTTTCGAGGTTTGTTAAAGTATAAAAGCCTTTAGTCTTGATTGAGATATAGACTTTTCCGTAAACTGGTGGATCATTATCTTCACCACCCCAAATAGAAACAGCGTCAATATGCTGATAATCTTTCATAAGAATAGTTTCATAGTCACGAACAGTAACGCAGCGATTTTGTGCTGTATAGAACTGTGGTGCTCTGAGTTTAATTCTCTCAATTGATTCTTTATCACCACCTGTTCTTGAACTTGTGACTGTAGTAACTCTAACGTTACCGGTGTATAGACCACCAGCAGGATCAATTACATTGAATCGTGATACATCATTAGCTTCTGTGCCTTGTGTATCGACATATGTTGAGATAATAATATTACCGTTCTTTGGTCTATAGCCAAGAACACCATCACCAAACTGTAGAGTATAGTTTAGGTTCTCATTCTCTTCAATAAAGTAAATGCGGCTGTTTGATGTTACCTCAGTGATATCCTGTGATAGCTGATATTCTTCTGTATAGCTATTAGAAGATGACTCTTGAACAGTAACAGTCAATGTTGAGATATCTACATTAGCAGAAGGAATCTCAAACTTAGCTGTGGTGTTGTTTGCACTCATTAGATATTGCTGAGTAACAACCTCACCCTGCTGAATCCATACGTTAGGGAAGTAGAATGAGTTACCTGACTTATGTGCGGTGTTTGCGTTTAGTGTTACGAAAGGATATGACTTACCTTCGATATCAGCACCTAATAGTCTAGTATATTTGTCAAGAACAATATAATCGACTGTCTGATTCTCTGATGTAGATGGTGTGACACGAATACTGACCATTGCTTCCGCAGCATGTGGTGAAGCAGGTACATAGTTGATTAGCTTGGCTTGTGATAGAATATTCTGACGAATCTGAGCGGTGTCTAGGAATGCTTCGTTAGCAACCATGTTCAAATAGAAAGAATTGTAATAGGTGTTATATGCTAGAATGTCTAGCAATACTGATAGACCTGAGCCTTCAAAGTTATAGTCTGTGAACTCAGACTGATTGTTGAGGTAAGCCTTTAGATTATTGCGTATTGAATTAAAATCTAAGTCAGATACCCTTAGTGATGAGTTTGCGCTGGCCATTAAATTACCTTACTCTTTCTAAGAACAGATTAAAAGTTGCTGGTAGTTCTGTGTTTAGAATGATGTATTCTAGTTGAACATTAAACCCGTGGTTATCAATATCAGTAAAGACACGAACGACTGATAGCCTGACCCTAGGTTCATAACTATTTATTAGTTTCGTCAGAGCATCCTCGATTTGTGATGCTGTAATAATATCTACGTTATCGAACAGTAGATTAGGAATATTTGATCCTATATTTGACTTGAAAGGTCTCTCATAAAAGTTAGTAAACACAAGATTGCGAATTGATCTTTT